GTGAACTGCTCGGCGTCGAACTCGATGAACAAAAGCGCAGTGTTCGGGTAGCGGAGCTTCGCGTCGATCACCTGCGTGTAACCGGCAATGAACAGGCTGTCCGCAATCTTGTCGGTGTTCTGGTTTGGCGTAATGCGACGAACACGGATCAGCCAGCCACTTGTTGCAGGAGGCAGATCAATGCGCAGGGACCTCTCATATCGAGTAGTGGTCTTTCCCGCCAATGCGCCGATCAGCACCTCCTGATAGGCACCGCCATCCGTTGCCACGTCGACTGCGTATTCAATGCGATAGCCGTTGATATTGCCTTCGCTATCCTGGCTCGCCAGTCGTGGCGTTGCCAGACGGATGCGCGCCGCCGAAAGCTGCAGGTTGGTCAGCGACTGAACCCAAGGGGTACCGCTACGTAACTCAATATTCAGCGACGTTTCATTGTCTACAGACGGAATACCTGGAATGTAGGTCTGATCTACGGAGCCGGGACGCCAATCCCACTTCACATTGGTGAAGTTGAAGTTGCCGCTCGCATCCTGGATAGGAGTGTTATCGAGGAAGATGTCGCGCGCCGTCGGGGTTCCGTCAAATTCGCCCTCGCCTATGGCGATCAGGATCTTCGCAAGGTTGGTTGAGCGCAGGCTGTCGGGCGCCTCTACCGGCGACTTAGGCTTACTCTCGCCACCTTTTGACCCGTGTATGTCCAGCTTCTGTGCTGCGCCCATGCTTTCCTCCAGGCAATAAAAAACCGCCTCTTGGGCGGCTTGCTCGATGCGTCGTGGTTATGTGTTGTCTTCGGCGTATACCGATGCCGAGATAATCGCCCCGCCCCACCGGCGCTCGCCGATGCAGATAGGGACTGGGTTGCCGCTGGCAGTAGTGTTCTTGGCGCTGCCGAATGCGTAGCTGGGCATATTTTCAGGCGAAGCGCTCTGTTTGAGGCCTGCCGCCTGGGGACTAAGCATCTGAATCACACCGCCGGCGAGTAACGCGATGCCGGTACTGAGGGTCGCGCCTCCGGTAAAATAAGACGCGGCGATCAGTACAACACCGATGATTGTTTGGAGTAGGCCGGCGCGCTTTGCGCCCTCTACCACCGGCACAATCCGAACTTCCTTGGTGCCACCCATGCCGAATTGATCCTGCCCGGCGTTCTTCCGGTTGCGAAAGATGGCGAAGCGCAGGCCGAGCCGGTCAAGGCGACGGATCTCGGCTTCGAACCCGTCAATGGTTGCCTTCAGCGCCCTGAACACCTCCCAGGTATCGCCCGAGCCAACCTGGCGCCGGTGCAGCCTGCCGAACTTCTGGGCGAGCGAGCCAGACAGCTTGATCGTGGTCATGGGCGAATAAACGATGGCGCTCATCGGGCCTCCTTGTGTCGAAGAATCAAACGGGTGCGCTGCAGCCACGGGCCGCCGTATACGATCACCTCGGACGGCCGGCCATACAGATGATGCAGAACGAAGGGTCCAGGTCCGAAAATGCCGGCTTCTTCGCCAGGCAGCGTCGGGTCAGTCCCCAGGTATATCCCTGCGTGGTTTGGGTGGGCCGTGCGACCGACCTCCATCACGATCATATCGCCGCGCTGTGGGCTGTCGACTTGCTCGAATCCGGCTGCGGCGCAATTCGCCTCGTACAAGCTGGCGCTGTCTTCACTCTCCCACCAGCCATCAGCGCGCTGGAAAGCCTCGAACTCAAGGCCCCACTCGCGCTGGTACCAATCAGCGCAGACCTGCCAGCAGTCCCAGGCGCCATGTACGAACGGGCGCTTGAGCAGCGGTGTGCTGCCGGTCGGCGTGATCGTGCGCAGGTCGCCTTCGGGCCAGGACAGAATGTGCCAGGGCAAAGCCGTGGCCTCGCACATCGCCAGGTCTCGCGACGACGGCCTGCTGGTGGCGTCCGGATGCGAGTGCACGATGCCGATCACCTGGCCCTCATCTTCCGCCGCGGCGTAGTCCTCCGGCTCGAGCCGGAACTCTTCGTTTGGTTCGGTGGCGATGTTCCGGCACGGGAAGTATTTCTGCGCCCTGCCCACGGCCAGTACCAGCCCGCAGCACTCTTTCGGGTACTCGGCGACCGCATGCGCCTGGATGGCAGCAAGGATGTGTTTGCGCATGGTCAGCTCCGGGCGATCAAGGACACAGCGGGGAAGCCGCCGAATGGCAATGGGTTATCCGTGCCGAAGCGCGGGTCGCAGCCCTTACCAAGGGTTCCGTCGCATTCATCGAGCTCAGGGTCGTCAGTGACAACCCCATCCTTTGTAACGTAGGGGCCGGTGTATCCGCAGTTCGGGCCTCGGTAGCCGCCGGTGAGGCACCAGTGGCACAGAGTGGTCATCTGCCGGCCGATGGTTTCGCCGCCGACGTCGCCCGGGCTGGCCAGGTCCCAGCTGACCGTCTCGCCGTCCTCGTTAGTCTTCTGGTCGACATACCAGACCTCAATCGATTCCTGAGTAGGATCCGCCATGGGGTTGCCGCCTTCGAAGTTCACGGCGTCCAAGTACTCGGCCAGCGTGTTTCGAATGGTCAGCTTGAACTCAAGCAGATCCTCGAAGGCCAGACACAGGGCTGTGATGCGCCCATTGACGTTGCCAACCGACAGCTTTGGCCGTACGGCAGTACCGTCACCATTCGCCTCGCTGCCCTCGTACTGCATGGGCCAGGCGCCGTACTCTTCGCCCTTCCACCAGATCGACTTGGCTGGCAGTTGGTCAGCGTTGCCGCCGGCGGCGATCAGTTCTGCAGGCGTGTGCGGTATCGCATGACCATGGAAACGCAGGACATCGGCGCCGTAGTCGCTGCCGTCCAGCTCGAACAGCATGACTTCGTTGCCAGGCTCAAGAGTCTGGATAGCATTGATCAGTGACATGGATTGACCTTTACGGATGGAAAGCGCGCTCGAACGTCGCCGTCAATTTGAATACGCCCCCGCCTATGGGCGTAGGGGTTGGGTTCTTGCAAGTGAACAGGCCAAGCTGGCCCAGTGGCGTGGTCCAAAGAAACGCCTTGGCGCCCTTGTGACGGTCGAAAAAACCCATCATGGCCAAGGCCGTGGCCGTGTTGCCTGTGTGGGTGATCGGGTAGGCATCGACTTTATTGTTGATCCCGTCCCCGACCTCTTGCTTGTAGCCGTCCCCGAACTGCGAGGTGCGCACCCGATAGGTAATATCGGGCGCCTCCCCGCTCTGGGTGGCCCAGGTGAATGTTTCAATCGCCATGGTTACCTCCCATTCATCAAGCGCCAGATTGAGCCGCCAGGTTGCAACCCTTTGGCAATAGCGGTTTCTGCCTCGGCCTTTGCGGCCTGCTGGATGCCCTTGCCGAGCTGCGTGGTGTCCTCCTGCATTGCGTTGCCTCCGTCACCAGCCGTTTGCACGGATACCGAGACTGGGAAGTTATAGGTGTTGCCACCGCCTCCCCCGCTGCCACCTCCGCCCAACGCGCGGACGCCAAGCTCACCGCCGGCGGTTCTGGTCAGCGGCATGATCGCCTCTGGCCCGGCCTCGGCGAAGATGCCAGCCCCCTTGGCGAAGGCGAACATCCGCGGCTTGTCGTGCACCTGGTTACTGAAGCTCGACAGGCTTGGCGAGTCGTACACACCGCCCTTGGCGTTGGCCGTAATAGCGGCGCCGATGCTGGAGCCGAAGCTGGCACCCCCACCGCCAAATGCAGACGCTATGCTCGAGAAAATGCTGGACGCCGCTTGCCGAGTAGCAATGCGCGCCATGTCCGCCAGAATCGACTTGGTGAAGTCGGAGAATGAAAGTTTGCCGGTGATGGCAAAATTCGCGACAGCGTCTTCCATCCCGGAAAAGGCATTGGTGAACAGACTTTTGGTCTGTCCAGCCACATCGTTGGCAGACTGCAGGTAGTTCTGAAAGGCTGAAGAGGCCCCGCTACGCCAGTTGCCTTGGGCCTCGGACATCTGGTCGTAGTTGTCGACCACCGTGGCGCGGTACTTCCTTTCCGCATCCTCCAGGCTGGCGAGGTCGCGCATGTAGTCTTCCTGACTGTATTTATCAGGCGCTGTCTTGCGGCGATCCAGAAGTTTGGCGCGCTCGTCGTTGAACTTGTCCGTGGTTGCGTCGAGACTGGCTTGCAGGCCTGCTTCGCGGTCACCGAGCCCCAGACCATTCGCGGCACGTGAGCCGGCGGCAGCAAGTGCCGCACGCTGACGCTCCAGCTGATTGACGTACGCCTCAGAGGCCGCCGTGAGTTGCTCCAGGCGGCCCTTCTCGTTTGTAGCGATGACAGTCAGCTGGCTGTCGGCATCTTTCTGAGCCTTGACCATCCCCTGCCGTGCATCGGCAATCTTCTGGTCAAGCTGGATGCTCTGCGCCGCCGTAGTGCCTTTCTTGGCCTTGGCCGCCTCCAGTGCATCGATTTCAGCCTGGTACGCGGCCGTCACATCGTCCTTTTCCTGGTTGATCAGGGCCGACCGCTGCTTGGCATAGTCGGACAGCGATACCACGCCGGCCTTCTGCTGGGCCTCCAGCTCCTTCTGGGCGTTCCGGTAGTCAGTGATGATGTCGGAAAGGTTGTTTTTTGCGTTGTTGAAACTGGTCAGATCGACCTGAGAGCTGGCGGCCTTAGAGTCTTTGTACTTTTCGTTGACATCCTTTATCTGCTCGGCGACGTACTTCGGATCAACCCTCTTGTCGTTAGGGTGCGCCGCGCGAATCTTCGCAGTGTCCTCATTGATCTTCTTGATTTCGAGGGCACGCTTTCCCTCATTCGACAGGTTGGCCAAGTGCCTGGCATCAGCACGAGCAGTTGCATCCACCGCGTCGTCTTCGATCTTTCTGCGGCCGCCAACGTACTTGCTTTGACGCTTTTCAATCTCGACATAGGCTTCTTTTAGGCGAATCGACTCTTCAAGCTGCTTGCGCTCCTGAGTTGCCGCAGCACTACCGGCAACAATTTTGTTTCCGGACGTTTTTTTATCCAGATCGGCAAGCTTGGCCCTTTCGTCATCCAACTGTTCCGCCAGAGTTTTTTCGCGACCAAGCGAAAGTGGAATATCGAGCGCTTTTTTTGCCGCATCTCGAATGTCATTCCATCCGCGCTCAATAAGCCCAAGGTTTTGGGTGATCTGACCGGCTCTTGTTTCAATGGTCGAGGCGTAACTGTCGGTAAGTATCTTTGCAGCGCCGACCGTATCCCCTTGCTCTTGCAGGGCGACGATTTGCGAGTACACACTCGCCGTCAAAAAATGATATTGCTCATTTAGAGACTTCGCCGCTGCGACAGGGTCCTCAGCAATTTTCACGAACTCTGCGACGGTTGCATCAACCGACTTGCCGGTCGCCTTCTCCATGGCAAGAGCAGCTTCTGATATCTCGACAAAGCTCCCGCTAGCGAGCTTACCGCTACCTGCCAAGGATCCCAGGACCTCGGCAGCCTGCCCTGTCGTGCCGATTGTTGCGCTCACTTGGCGAGCCATATCGCTAAGCTGGGCGGCACTTACCCCGGCGCGATCACCGGTCAAAATCAGTGATTTACTGAAGTTTTCCTGTTCCTCGCTGCCTTTATGGTAGGCATATGCAAGCCCGCCGATAGCCGCCAGCACGATCCCAATAGGTGCAGCGATAGCGAGCATGCTGGTCATAGTCGCGCCAGCGCCAACTCCCAATTGGGTTACAGCACGAACCCCGCTACCCCAGTCCCCCGACTGAAGCGCGTTACTAAGCTGCATGACGTTTTCTTGCGCCTGGCGGGTTCCTAGCTTCAGCTTGTCGAATGCACTGGCGGTCTCGGTCAAGCCGGCCCGGTCTTTTCCGATCTTGCCCAGAGCCTCGTTGTAACGAAGCGCGTCATACTCACCCGACTTATGCAGCTCGTTGAGAGCCCGCTCACGAGCCTCCAGTTCAGCAAGTTTCTTGGTGAGTGGATCTATGCCATTAACAGTTCGCTTGAGCGCCTCAATGCGACGGTTCTCTGACTCAATCATTTTCTGCTTTTGAGCATTCTCTTTCTCGACAGCTGCGATCTGCCGCATCCGCGACGATTCGACTTTCAGCTCTGCCTTATCGAGAAGCCCCTCAAGTCGAATTTCATCCTCAGTCAGCAGCAGACCACGCTCCTGAGCCTTTACGTAAAGCTCATTCGCCCGCGAAAGATTCTCTCTGGAGCCCGCGGCGGCCGCGACAGCAGCTTCAAGCTGCCGAGTGATGGTCATCTCGTACGCGGCACTGTCGCTTCGTTTTTTGCCGGCGGTTGCCTGACGATCAATCGCGCCAGTCGTCTTTTCGACCCCTTGCGCTACCTCTGACTCGGTCTGAGAGATTTTCTTGCCAGTGTTCGCGAGACCTTCACCAGTTTTCCCAAGTTCATCGATGGCCTTTTCGGCCTCCACCGCCGAATCGACAAGCTTGTCCAGATCATCGGCAGCTTTAGCTGCCTGTGAAGACTCAACGGAAATGCCCAAGGAGGCGAAATTTGTGCTCATTGGCTTCTCTCTTCTTGCACGGTTGGCCAGCAATCCGATGCGTTTCTTTGGGCAATAAAAAACCGCCCGAGGGCGGTTTGTTTTGTGTGCTTATTTCGGCGGAGGCTAGGAAGCCTGCTTTAAATCGCTGCCGCAGTGCTTGCACTTAACGGCAATCGCCAGAATCTCCTCTCCGCAGAACTGGCAATTTTTCTTTGGCTTTTCCTGGGTTGGCATACTGAAATTGGTGAGCGGCACTTCAGACTCACGCACCATCACCACGGGTGATGGCTTTTTGAATGCCCAAACCAGAGCCGCGACCCAACCCAGCAAGCTCCAGCCGAGGAAGAAATTCACGGCGGCTATGGCGGGCAAATTCGTGCTTTTCCTAATCCATGCCTCAATAGTGGGGAGCATATAGAACATCGGCACGAACACTACCGAGCTATACGCAACTATCGTTCCGAATGCGTTGAGCGGTCCGCGCTGCGTGCCCATCGAATAGCTGAAAAATGCCAAAAAACCTAAAACGAGCAGCCTCAAGACAAACATTCGAAGTCCCTGTCCAGTGATCATGGGGTATCCATGCTTGGGACTTTATCGTATCACCGTCGAGGCATGGGCAAAAATGCCAACACGAAAGCCCGCATGAGCGGGGCACTTCGGGTTCGTGGGAGACTAGGCGGCGTCCAGGGCTAGCGTCAGTTGCAACTGCTCTCGCCAATAGTCGACGTTATGCTCCAGGCCGGGCTTGGCCCACCGCCAGCCCGAGAGCTCTTTTCCACTTAAGCTAGCGAGCTGCTGGCCCCGCTCAAGCGCGAGGCATGCGGAGTCGAAGCGCTTACGAGCATCTACGTCGCCATGAAGAAGCGCATCGATTTGAAGGTCGCACCACACCGAGAAGTCGGCGGACAACCACCGCGCAAATGCGACAGCCAACTTAGGGTGCAACCATACCCCGCCGTTTCGCCCCATCTTCCGACGAATTAATGTGTCAGAGGATCCGACACATAGTCGCTTGGCCAGAGCCTCCAGATATTCCGACGTGGTTGGGAGCGCGAGCCAGTGGCTTGGCCTTTTGCCAAATTTCTTTGATATCGCTGTCGCATTCAGCCAGCCATCCGCGCTGAGCTGCACCGGATGACCTTCGTAATCAAACGGTACGATATTGCTCATGCTGTTTTCCTCCATTCGACCGAGGCTGCGGCGCCAGGATTGAAGCCGTCCAGCGGCATCAGGCTCTTCTCGCTGACCGAGTAGCGCTTGCCATCTACCAACATCAACCAGTTTTCTTCGATCTTGCGGATCAGTTGGCCGGATCGACCGACCAGACTTGGCCGCTCCGGGGAAAGGATCAGCGCGCGACCGCCTGCCTTGAGAGTGAAGTTCATGCTGCGGCCCTCCGGGCAGCCTGGGAAAGGAACCGGCAGCGAAGATTTTCATTCGCCAGCGCTACAAACTCGAACATTTCCGCCGTGGAGACGTACATATCCCTGTCCACAAGCATTGACTGCATGAACTGCTGCCGCGTTAGAACGAATGCGCCCATTGGCACGGGGGTAACCTGCCGATTGCCGTGAGGGTCGGCACTGACGAGATACCGCTCACACTCTCCAAGCTTGTCCGGGATATCGAAGGACTTGCCCTGCCCCTTCGGAATGAACTCACCTTCCAGAACGGCGTAGGCCGCGATGAAGTTGCACGCCGACTCGAACTGGCTTGCAGGGATCAGCTCAAGGCGCGGCACGTTGAAACGTGTGTGCACTGCCGAATAAATACGAGCGGAAGCACTGCGCTGAAAGGAGGCTGGAAGATGTGCCACCTTGTGGCGCGCCAAGCCTTTCAGGGCATTCGTCTCGGTCATGTCGACCAGGTCATCAATCAGCGTCTTCATTTTATTGCTTGAGTCTTCGTAGCTGCCCTGCTTGCGGATCGCCGGGAGGACTTCGGCGGTGACCCACTTCTTAAAGCGTTTGGCTTCGGCCTTA